CTTTGCCTACGCTTATGGAGCTGTTGAAGATCGTATTTCCTCTTCATCCCGCCCTTTTGATTTTGCCCACAGAGTTTCTACGGAAAGTGGACACTCCGGTTCAGCTATTCTTAATAGGAATTCTGAAGTCGTAGCTATCCACAGTGCTGCACAACCTATAGAAGGTAGAAATATAGGAGTAGCTTTACTCCCAGTTTTGTGCATCATGTTTCCGCCAGATAAGAAACTCCCTGTCACAGTCCCAGAAAGTGCCCCCCCAGGCCGGGATCCTCTGTATCAATATATGGATGATTTCGACGTTTATGGTCAAAATGTCCGTGAAGATTTCCTTACAAGACAAGAACTCTTACACGAAGAAAGGATATTAGGTGGGTACGGACATGTTCGTATCGTAGTCGACCGTACTGGAAAATTTACCACGACCGACTGGGACGAATGGGAAAAAGACAAACTAGCTTCCGGTGGTGTAATATGGGCTGATGAGAGTAAGATTCCGGATTTTCGGATGCCTCTTTTGAAGAAAGAGGTAAAAGAACTTCCCTCTGGTCTCTCTTCATCCCTTTCTACGACTGGCTCGAAAACCCAGAAAACCATTACCCTCCCTCAGGAGTCGAAATTGAGCACCCGCTCCAAAAGATCGGAGTCCTCTCCATCCCGACTTCATATTTCCCGAACACTCCGAAAACCGTCGAACTCAAACCCGAGTACGCGGCGGAGTTCTCAGAACTTGAAGGATGGCATTGGCCTGGAAGATCCAGTCCCCACAAATTGCTTGCCAGTTTGTCCTACTCGGCAGGACAGCGGACCGCAACCCGTCCAGACACAGGTTTCAACAACTCCCTCGAATCGCTTTCTCCCTGGGAACATCCCATCAAAGATGATTATACCAGAGAAGAGCTTGAAGAAGAAGTCAGAAAAGCTGTGCTTTGCCTTAAACTTGATGCAACACCTGGGTTCCCTTACGGAGAACGATATCAAACAAATGCAGCGGTACTTGAGTCAGTCCCTGAACAACTTATCTCAGATGCAGTCGACAGACTCCAGCTCCTCCTCGAAACGCAGGAAATCAAAGATGACCCGCAATGGTTCGTCGAAAACGGTTTCCATGATCTCGTCACCCCCTTTGAAAAGCAAGAACCTCACCCTACACGAAAAGCTTGCGTAGGCAAGTGGCGTATAGTTTCATGTCTATCAGTTGATCAACTGGTAGAAAGAGTCTTATATTCCAGATGTGTAGATGCGGTGAAGCATCGATATCCAAAGTCGGAAGCGGTAATAGGGATCGGTTTTACAGATGAAATGTCAACTGAGTTTGCCGAAAATGTTCTGTTAGACACAGACCATTCTCGTCTATATTCCACAGATATATCCGGTTGGGACCGTTCACAGAGTCGACCGTATATCCTCAACGCTTGTGAAATGTGCATTAAACAATGCACTTCTCCCTCTCTTAAAAAAATTAAGAGAGCTATGAGACATCACGCTATGATGATTACAAATCCTCTATGGATGGTTCCGGATCCTTCTAGAACTTGTCGTCTACTCTTGTCCCGGAAATTTCCGGGGGGAATGTTGTCAGGATCATACCTTACCACACTCTTTAACACTCTTTCGAGATTAGATGTTGCCTATCTTTGTGGTGCTGAAAAGGCCTTTGCCGCCGGTGATGATGCTATTGAACAACATCAATGCATTGAGACGGCCAGGTCCAAATACGCAGAACTAGGTTTTACTCTTAGAGATGTTGAGAAATTAAATTCCAACTCTATACAATTCTGTAGTCATACATATACCAAAACCCCTGTAAACACATGGGTGGCTTCCTTAGACACATGGCCAAAAGCCCTGTATCGTTTCCTAACGAACCCTACTAATTGTCCGGAACGTTATGAACAAAGAAGGTATGCCCTGGTGTATGAGACTCGGCACAATAGCAACTCACGTAAGATAGAAGACATAGCATCTCTTCATATGGATTCTTTGAATCTATATGGAGACGTAGAACCAGAGGCCTCGTAAGCTGGGCAACGAGGACAAATTGACTAATAAATATATGCTTGAAAATTATTGCTAATTAATATATATAATAACCACGAAACCAAAACAAACATATTAATGATCAATAGAATAATATTATATTGTACCTGTATATATAAGAAATCTGTTTATAAAACTAAGATGGCTAAGAAAAGTAAGAAAAGCAACAATTTCTCTGCTGCTTATGGCTCCCCTACTAATGTATCGGGATCCTTAGGCTTAACGAAAGCTAAGCGTAAGAAGAAAATTCCCAAGGCTCAACATGGTCACAACCAACAAACAGTTAGAAAGCTGTGTCGTGAAATTGAGATGCGTGTTAATCCTTTGGACGAAGGCGCATGCTGTTGCGCTTTAGATTCCAATTCCGCCAAAGTTATTCCATTTAGAGCAGTGCGGCGTCACACCGTATCTTCTCTAGCTACAGGAGACTTTGTTGTACAAATTCAACCATTTCTTAATGACGTGTTGAGAGACGCTAGTACGATGGTATCAGGTGCAGTCACTGGATGGGGTTCCTACAGTGATATGCCTTCATATGATTCCACTTCATTCGTTCAGTATCGTGTTTCCCAGTGTTGTATTCGTTATTTCTCTACTTCGGCACCCACAGATTCTTCTGGATTTGTTGGTATCGCTAGATTAGATGACTACGACGCCGCGTTTGATACACAATCTATGCTTTATTCAGATATAACCCTGACTAGACAGTATCAGGCTGATATATGCACAACTGTTAAACCCAAAGGTGAGGCCAAACATATCTTCATAGATTACACTACAGCTCACACCGGAGGCGTTACTGACAATTGGGGCCGCACTTATGTGTTCGGCTCTGGTTTGCCTACTAGCGCAGTCGTTGGACATATTGAAATCATTATTATTGGAGAACAAATACCTCATTCTTCTAACAATTATGCACATTTGACCCGTACTGCGGGCCCTCATCTTCCTCAGATACAATCTTCAATAGACAACATCCAGTCTAAGGTGCCAACATCTACAGATGGCACTAAAGGTCTTGCTGGAACTCTTGGAGATTTAGTTAAGGCTGAAGTAGGTGGCTTACTTGCCACCCTTGCGCCTTATGCTCTTGAAGCAATGATGGCTCTTCTTTAATCAGGACTTCTCACTTGTG